TCTGCTGGTGTCCAAGTTTCACTCCACAAAACATCTTCATTTGTATCTTTTGTGTGTTCTACACTCATGCTATTTGATTGTGTCCATTGATCAAAATTAGAACCTAGATTCCTTATAGGCGAAGCAGTATAATAACTATTATTTGTAAAACTACCATTTGGTTTAATCAACTTTAAATTATTAGTATATACAGCAGATGGTTCCGCTGGTAATCCTGATTCATCATATTTTCTTTTAAACCTAACAGTTATTGCTATTATTGTTGCACTTTCCGGTATATTAAATCCAAAATCATCAAAATAAAGATAATTTGAAGCTGAGGCACCGGCTTGTTCGGCTGCTGCAAAATTTCCATCTTCTAACTTTGCATTAACAGTGTTCGTCCATGGTACAACACCAACTGATGCATCATTAATAACATTTCCTGGCAATTGAATATCTTGAATTTCTGTTTCTATCCAAGAAATAAAAATAGGATCTGTTTCATTGTCCAACAATGTTTAAAAATAGGATCTGTTTCATTGTCCAACAATGTTGAAGTTGAATTAGCTACCAAATCATCAACATATTTTTTAGCTGTTAAATCAGAATCATTAATTGGAGAAGTTGATGAATTAATTATTAATTGATTTTCTAAATCTTTATCTGTGTTTGTCCAGTCAATATTTTGAATTGCAAAATCATTCATATCTAAATTGCCATTAAAATCAGACTCACCTGCAACATTCAAAGTAGATATATTAACCTTATTGCTGATATTTATTTCAGTTCCAATATAGGGATCTATATCATTTGTTTGTATCCCTCCTTGTGCTTCTGTCACACCCGTAATAGCTGCTTTTTGGCCATTTCCAATTGTTAATTGGCCGTTATTGTTCACATATGTATGTTCACCACCTCCGAGATAAATCGATTGATTATCTACCTTCGCTGCAGCGTTGCCATCTGAATCTAATAAATAACCTCCATCAATTCTTACATTTCCTGCTGTTTGAATGGAATCGTTTACAAATACATTTCCAGTACCATCGAATAAGTTATTTCCGTTTAAATCCACATTCCCATTCAACACTTTAATTCCGCCACTAATATTAACAGGAGAAGTTCCTGTAATAGTAGAAACATTCAAAATATTATTTGCATCCATATCAATATCATCTCTAATAATTATTAATCCGTCATTTGCAAATATTTCATCAACTGACAAATATGTTGCTGTTGTTAAAGTTACTGTCTCACTAGAAATATGCGATTCAAGAGCATAAATGCGATCAACATTTATATAATTAAAAATACCTGATGAAACAGTGATTTTTCCTGTTGATACATAATCATTATCCAAAGCATTTATGTCTTTATAAAATTTAAAATCAGTATCACTTACAATATGAGTTGTAGAATTATTGACTTTAAAAACAATATTAGAATTTTCGTTATTTTCTATCACGTTAGTTTTTACATTTTTAAATGTTCCTGTTGACACATTCCTTAAATTATTATCTTCCAAATCTATATTGGTTTTAAAATCTATTTCACTATTATCTGCTGTAGTTTCTAAAGCTATTTCGTTGTTACTTTTAATTTGTATTTTGTCTCCTGTTCCTGCTGATAAATAAACCGTTCCTGCATTTGCATTAAAATATGAGTTGTCATTAAATCTGAATAATTTTCCAGGTGTAAGATTAATATCCTCTTTAAAATTTATGTCTGATAATACGTTAACTGGGGATTTTCCTGTGATAGAAGAAACATATATATGATTAAAATCTCCTTCATCTGCGGACAAATTTCCCGAAATAACTACATTTGTAGTAATGTTTACTGCTTCACTTACATTATCATATAATGGTTGTCCATTAAGATTTATTCCCCCATCAATCATATATAATGGACCATCCATGAGTACATAACTATTTGGTTCTGAGCCTTCAATTTTAAGTGCAGTACCATCTTCATTTATTTTATGATTTGCAAATCCATCATATAATCGTATGGCAGCATTTTTGAAATTTATATCTCCACTAACATTATCACCTGATGTTGATACTTTACTTTCATAAAGACTTGTAGTTGATAAACCAACATCATAAAAAGTTGTAGTTGTATATGTTATATGATCATTTAAATCATTTCTTAAAGTTGTAGTATCTATAGCTATCTGATTATCAGCTGCTATTCTTTCAGAAGTTTCAGTTGATAAATCATTTCTTAAAGTTGTAGTGTCTATAGCTATCTGATTAAAAGTTGTAGTTGTATAGCTCAAATAACCTTCCAAATCATTTCTTAAAGTTGTAGTGTCTATAGCTACCTCGTTGAAAGTTGTAGTTGTATATGCTATATGATCATTTAAATCATTTCTTAAAGTTGTAGTGTCTATAGCTATCTGATTATCAGCTGCTATTCTTTCAAAAGTTTCAGTTGATAAATCATTTCTTAAAGTTGTAGTGTCTATCTGAATTTGATCTACTGTGCTTCCGAGAATCGAAATATCTCTACCATCTACAAGGCCTTCAATAATTATATTATTTACACCCAATTCCAAATTTCCATTTTTTATAATTGCTCCTCCAATAATATTTAATGGTGAAGTTCCTGTAATTGATGAAACATATATATGATTAAAAGTTCCTGTGGAACCTATCACCCCATAATCAGATAGTATATTTCCATTTACATGAAGTTTTTCTGATGGAATATTAGTTCCTATGCCAAGCAAACCATCAACAAATAAATCCTTTGTTATTGTAGTATCAGTAATAATATTTACTCCATATCCTTTTCCTGTAATAGAAGAAGTTAAAATTAAATCAAAATCTCCAGTTGCTGATGAAGCCGATGATACATTAATTTCTTGAAAATTGCCTACAATACCATTAATTGTTCCATCGGACTCCAGCAATATAATAGGCATATTTGCTGGTGAGCTACTAACGGCTATTTCTCCAACAACAGCTAATCTAACACCTGCAATAGGAGAAGTGATAGGATAAACTCCGTAATTTCTTGCAAATGCTATTGATGACAAGAAAAATAAACTTATTGATAAAATAATTTTTTTCATATTCATGACCTTTATTATCCTAAAAACACCCACTCATCTGGTTCTCCGTCTTTACCCGTATATCCCTCCCATTGCCCATTGTTATAATTAAATCCCATTGAGCCAGGTGCTAAATTTCCTTCAACAGCATTTGGGTGTGTTGTCCATCTGCCATTTATTATTAACCACTTTCCCGTTCCTTCGGCATCTATATATATTTCCATTCCGAGATAATCAGTATTAAACCCAATTGTTCTGTTAATTTGTGGAGTTTCTGGTCTGGTTTCAGAATTCCAAACAGGAAGTTTTTGATGAAAATCACCAGAAAATATCTTTTCAAAGTTATAATTAACTTCTGCTGCTTTTGCTGTTGTTAATGGTTGAAATACTATTCTTTCTATCATTTAATTTATCTCCTATATATTAGTATATTTTATAAACAATTTTTAATCCCACATGCCAACATCCCACATGCCAACATCCCAAACAAGCAATTCAGGAGCAAAATCCAAAATATATTCAAAATATACTTTATAATGTTTTTGAATTATCTTTCTAACTATATGCTCCATTAATTGTTTGTCTTCATCATCTAACAATTCAAAAGGATCGTATACTTTTATTAATATTCCATAACCATATGTGTTTTTATGATATAAGGTTGAATCCTTGTATGTCCCTGGTAATTCTTTATTAACTTCTTTATATGTATTACCTTCTTCATTTATAAAATAATTAAAAGTTTTTGTTAATATATGGCTTTCAACTCCAAAATCACCCAATACCCATCCATAAGACATTTTAAAAGGTGATATAATAGGTTTTATGCCAGTAAATGCTTCCACAACTTCTTCTACTGCTCTATATCTCCCTGACCAACTTGCAAAAGCATTTTTTATTTTTAATAATTTATATCTATATTCTGACCATGTTTCAGATTCCTTTTTGTTAATAGATAAATGAAAATTAGAAAAATTTTGCAATGCATTATCTCTTATTTCTTCAAAATCTAAATCACTTACCTTTCTTTCTAAATCCCAATTCTCTTCTTCTATTGTTTTTGAAAGAAATCTCATTACCTTCCATACATTATATTTTTCCCTTTCTTCCAATGACAATTTTAAAATATCTTTATTATATATATTGTCGTCTGCTAAATCAAAAAATCTGTTTTCTGTTTCTTCCAAATCATTTTGTTTTTTTAAAACAAAATGCCTATATTCGGACCAAGGAGATCTCCATATGCCATAAATTCCTTCTTGTTGAAAAAATGTTCTTACTCTCCATTGAAAATTCCTATCAATTTTTTGTTTTCTGTTTTTGACATCAATAGCAAAAGCTTTCACAAATTTTCCGTTTTGAAATTCAACAAACTCTTCTGCTTCACTAGTTTCTGTATAATATTTAACATCATCATCTTCTTTCAACTCCAACTCATAATTAAGAAATTCTGATTGTTGAAAAATAATTATAGGAAGTTTCCAATGCATTATCCTATGATTTTGTTTTGAATGATCAGACCAATATCCATATAATTCATTTATTGTCAATGGTGATACATAATCAACAAATTCATATTCTATTTCTTCCACTTCATCATCTTCAAAATTTACTGCAATTACTTGCACTTCATTTATTTCTTCTAATTCAATAATAAAATTATATATCGGTGATTGGCTAGCAATTAGTTTTTCTTCTGTTCCATCATAAATAATTTTATAATACCATATATTATTTTCTATTTCTTTGTTATATGAAAAACTTATAACAGAAAAAGTTTGTGATATTAATCTTGCTTTTGCTTCAAAAGAAACTGATTCTATTTCTGTTTCATTATCAAAAGCTTTTATTTCTATTGTCAAAGGTCTTGAACTTGCTATTTTAAAATTATAAGTTTCAGATTCGTCAGCGATTATTTCAAATTCCTGTTGTTCTTCTGTTTCCCCATACCTGATTTTATATACAGATATATTATTAATGATTTCATCATCATAAGAAAAATCAATTTCTACATATAAATCATGTTGTATTATTTCATAATCTATCATGTTAAATATCCTGTCTGTGGTATAGATGAATCTGATATTTGAACTGTTCTTGTATAACTATCAAATATTTGTGATAATAAATTAATGCCTTCTTGTTTTGAATCAATATATTTATTTTTTAATGATTGAAAATTAAATGAACCAGCAGAAACAACTATTGTTGTTATCGGATTGGGAGCAAATACAATATTTGACGGAGTTAACCAAAAAGCAGCAAATAAAGAATTCATATCTGATTGAAAACTATCTATAGCTATATTTTGATCATCATACAATTTTTCAAAAATAATTTTTAATCCATTTGTCAATAACTGTTTTGCATCTTCTTTTATTTCCGATATAGATGCAAATAATGTTTGTCCATTAACTGCATAATCAGTATAAGTTATTTGCCAATTATCTGCTAATTCTTCCACGTCATATATATATTCTTCATATATAAGTTCATAAAAATTATTTTTTAATTCTTCTATGTTCAACATTATATTCTCGCAACTGATACAATTCCAGGTGATATATATTGTGTTCTATTAATAATTAAATCACCATCACTATTTAATAAATCCTGATATTCTGGGTCTACTGTTATAACTACATTTCTTGTATTTTCAACAGCTTCCAAAGACTGAACTTTATCAATTATGTCAGCAATAAGCAATGAATCATTTAATGCTAAATCAAATATGTGTTGGGCAACAATATTTTGTATTTGAATTTCTACATCGTCAAACACATATCCGCTGAAAAGTGATACTTGCAAAGATACATTCGCTATTATTTCATATGCTTTTCTGACTAATACATCAGAATCAAGTATTTTATTATCTTTGTCATCTAAAAATGATTGAATATCAAACAACAATTTATCATATGTATGTTTCACAACCCATTGAGCAGGAGGATCTATTAACCACACAATCTTATCATTTGATCTTGCACTATCTTTAAATAATAATTCATCTTTAACAAATTCATAATCAATTCCACTTGAATAACCATCTATTGATATATCACTTGCAGGTAAATAATTTAATATATATTCTTGCTGATCAGGTCTGGCTATCATAACATATTCTATTTGTGTCGGTAAACTTCCTTTAATATATACATCTATTGATCCTCCAAATTCATTTCTCTGCATTTCAGGATCATTTGGTCCAACAAGCAATAATTCATCTACATAACTAAAATTATCAAGTATTAAAGACGTATATCCATCTTCTATGCCTATATTATTTCCTGTTAACTTAAGCCTTACTGCTTCTACCAATTCTTCATTAGTTTGTTCATTTAACCCATTTGATAAAGCTTCTAAATTTATCACTCCTGTTATTTGAAGCCCTTCGGGATATTCAACAATGCTGCTTGCAAGAGCATTTGATTGTGTGCCAGACTCAATTGCCGTTATAGGGACTTTTACATAATAAGCATTTAAAATACTTGAAAAATTTTTATCTGTTATTTTATATTCTTGATCAGGAGTTTCATATTCTATTCCATCCACCCTATTAACAACAGTGTTTGCTGGTATTGTTATTGGAGATACATAATCATCTTCTGATATATAAAAATATACAAACCCCGTTGCTTTTGTTGCTGACCTTCTAGTGATTCCCCAATTTGATGCAGTTTTTTCCACTATTTCAGTCAATGTTTCTTCTAATTCCTGCACTGATATATCTAGATCATTCGCAGTTTGAGTTTTTAAAGTTTCATCATTCAGCAAATCTAATACCAGATCAAGTGATTGAAAAATTGATATCAATTGAGACCGAACTCTTTGTTTGAAAACCATATCCGTTAATGGCGTTAATATAATGTCATTAACTGCTGATCCTGGCTGAGTATTTATTCTTTCTCTAATAGTTTTAATTGATTGTCTTAATTCATTTGCTATATCACTTTTATTAAGCATTTTCATTTTCCTCTAATTCTATTTTTATTAAATCACCCGATTCTAAAACAATATTTATATTAATTCTATATTCTCTTGAATCTTCAGAAGGACAAAAATCTATTGATTGAATACTTTCAAGTAATTCATTTTCTTCTTCTGATTCTTCCACTATCTGAAGATATTTTAATGCTTGAATAATTGATTCTCTTATAAGCAATTGTTTTTGAGAATAATCATTACTGATATTCCCTATTTTCTGCATATAAGTTCCATAATGAGGATATTTTTTATTTGTTCCCCGAATAGTCAATAATATTTTTACTATATTTTGTCTTGTTCTTGCCGATCCTGATATTAAATCAAGATCATTTTTTTCATCAAACTGTATATCATTAAAATCGCCATAATATTGACCTGTTCTTGTTCTTAAAAGTTTCAAATCTTCCATTATACTGTTCCTCTTTCCAAATATATTTCTATCTGATCTAAAATGCCTTTCCCTTGTCTTATGAGCGAATCAAGTTTTTGAATAATAACATCATAAGCCATTTCTTTATCGTTTATCATATTTATTGTATAATCCCAATTTCTTGCTCTGCTTGATGATTGATCTAAAATATCTCTTGATTTATTCGCTAATTCATATAAAAACGGTATTCCCTTCAATGCTTCTATCGGTAAAGAATTGGCGTATGATGCTCCTTTTTCTATAATCTGAACCCCTCTTTCTATTATTTCTTTATCATTTATTATCTGTCTTTGTCTTAAAATATTTTCAAGTTTTTTATTTGTATATATAATCAATTGAGCTCTTAACTGGGATATCCACATTTCTAATATTGGTCTAAGAGATTTCATAATTGTTATCCCTAACGAACTCAATAATTTTTTTTGATTATCAGAAGGCTCTATTTTTTCTTCTTCTTGATATTGTACTGTTTGTGTTATTTGTGGTGCAAAAAACATTATTTTACCCTTACCTTACTACTTAAATGTTCTTCTTCTGTCATAGGTATTGTGGGAACTCCAGTTGGTCCAACTGGTGATGTATGCACATGATTATTGAACAATTGCATTAATTTATTCCCCAATACGTTCATTTCTTCTGCTCCAAATCCGAGATTAATCCTATTTCCTTCTATATCTATATCTGTTCCTGCTACAATAGTTATTTTACCAGTTCTAGATAACTCTATTTTTGAACCATTTGATGTATTTTGTATAACTATATTTCCATCTTCGTCTCCATATATTTCTGAATTAGAAAAATTAGTAAAATAAAAATTGCTTGATTTTGTTATAATGCTTGCTGTTTCCTGATCAATCTGAATCATATTTCTGAAAGATCCATCTGATAGTTCTACATTTCCAAATTTATCAAGAAACAAATAAGCTCCAGAATCAATAACATCTTCATCACCAGCCTGAATTTGAACTTCGTTTGGTTCTAATTGCCTTCTGAACTTTTTTCCTGTTCCCCATATTTTTAATATTCGCTGGCCTGTTGATGCACTTATTTTATCAAGCAAAAGAGCCACAATAGATCCCCTTTTTGGTAATTGTTGAAAATTTACTTCACTATCAAGTGATATTCCTTTATACACATTGCCAGTGGTAAAGTCCATCACATCAACCAATTGCCTGTTTTTATCCACATTTGTTACTTGTGCTAATACTATCTGCATATTTAACCTTCCTCATAAGATGATATTTGCGGCAACGGAGGAGGAGGAACAGCTATATGATAAAAATGTTCATATTCTGAAAACCAATAATTTTTCGGCAAAACATCTTTTGATACTTTAAACACATTTATTAATGGTGCTCCACGGCCAATATTATCATCATCTTTAAAAAAGAAAGCCAATATATCATAAAATTTTTTATATCCTACATTCCTTGAATCATTAAGTCTTTCTAAAATTTTATCAAACTTCTTATTTATGTCTTTCTCTTTTTCAATTTCTTCAGTATAATTTCCAAAAACAGAAAAATCACTTAACATTAATAAATTTCCTGTTACAAAATCTATTGCCCTTGCCTGTAAATGAGGTGTCATTTCAAGATTTTTTATTTTATCCCCTTTTGGCTGTTCAATAATATGATAATAACTATCATCTTCTAATTGAACATACAATGTATTTCCTTGTCGAATCTGATCATCTGATGGAATAAATGTTTTTGTTAAATCTTTTGCGTTATAAACTTCTATTTTTTTATTCGGATCAGATAAATTATCTTTAGATATATCTTCATCTGGATTACTCAAATAATACTTTTTTTCCATAAATTTAATCGTTCTCATAAATTCATCCTTATTCATAGTGCTGTATAAAATACCATTTTTATCTATTATATTATTTAAAGTATGTCTTGATTCAGTAGTTGCAAATACCATATAAAAATGTCTGTTTTCATCAGTTGTTGTTCGTTCAACATATTTTTTATAATTTTCATATACCTGATCCCATGTGATTGATGTTTTAAATATATCTTTTATTATACTCCATGTATCTCTCCATTGCTCATCTGTGCCGAAATCTCCTGATACTGAATCATATGCACCTATTGGTAAATAACCATTTTTTCTTATAATCTCAAAAGTCTCTTTTGAAAAAATCCCTGTATTTTTTTCTATATCAGGATCAGTGCTGTATGTATCTATAAATAATAAACCTGGTGGAAATTCTTTCATTTTATTTAATACATATTCTTCTTCTTTTGTTGTTTCGGCTTTTAAATAAGCAAATTTATAAACCACTCCTCTTTCTATTAGAACTGGATGCCATTCAATATATGTTTTAGAATCATATGTTTTTATAGAATAATTTTCTTTGTCAATAACTATTAATTTTTCTATATGAAATTCTTGAGTAGGTTCAAGAGTTAATTCAATTTCATCTAAATCAATTCCAATATATTCATGATCTAAATAATTCTCTATTAAAGCTATTTTTATATCATTGCCGCTCTTTTCTGTTATTATATAATCACTTCCCAAACTATTTTCATCTTTTTTATAATAAACCAAATCACCTATATCAACAAAAAATTCTTCTTTGATATTTTTATCTTTTTCTTTTATATCTTTATTCCTATAATAAATATAAAAAGGTTTTTCTGTTATTACTGTTTTTTCACCAACTAAATCTGTATTAATTTCTTTTTTATCACGAGTAATTTCAACAGTTGTTGACGGGCTTTCTATCATATCATAACTCATTCGATTTATATCAGGATACCAAAGATCATATCCATCATCAATCTCTTTTATCTTATCTAAAAAAGGTTTTATCATATACATTTGAGGTGTGCTATCCTCGTGAAATAAAGATCTAAAATGTCTATATCTCGCTTCGTCTAAATCCATAGCATGAGCAATAGGAATTGTAAAAGACAAATTTAATTTTTTTAATTCAGGCCCTAATATCCCAAAATTATATTCAGTCAAAAAATCAGCTGCTATTAAACAATGTAATAAATCGTTTGTTAATAAAGTGCTCGGGAATTTGGAAACATCATAACTTCTAAACTTTGAATTATTATTTACTATATTTTTTGCTACAAATTCAGAATAATCAAATATCGTCATTAAATAATTTATCAATAATTTATTTATATTATAAACTTCGTCTATTTCTTTTTCTTTATCTGTTAAAGATAATTTATCTGGAAAATCTTTACCTGTAAATACATAACTTAATATTTTTTCTTTTACTATTCTTATATCTGCTTCAAATTTGTCTGCTACTATTTTAGCCAAAGAAACCTTTTTATCTTGATATAATCTATCTCGTAATTTTTCATCTGATGTTTTAATAGAATCATCTGATTCAATATTATTCATGACTTCCTGACTTATATCAGTTATCTTTGGCAGCTTTCTAAATCTTAAAATATTTTTTTCTGTTTGTTCCACATTTCTGACAAATACAAATGATAATTTTTTTTCAACTATTCCAGAGTTTAAATTAAACATCAATGTTATATCATTTACATATCCTACTTTTTTGTATTTTGGTATATAAAACAATTTGCCTAATTTAAATTTATCTAATGCTTGAACAGTGATTGATCCTGTTCTTGTAATAGCATTTTCATTTATTAATGTAAGAGCAGACATCAAACCAGCTAGTGTTTCGTTTTGAGCAAATGGATGTTCTTGTGGAGCAAGCGTTCTTAATCCATATTTAAATAATAAATTCAAATCTGTGAAATGACCTCCCCTAAACGGAAATGTGCCTATAAATGGCATAGTCATATAATGATCCCAACGAGATCTTAAATTTGAATCATCTTTAGAAAAATTTACTTCACCTGTTATTTCATTGTCAAAAATCGTATTTGATTTGTGAGTTGTATATAATTCTTTTTCGTTAATAATACCTTCTTCTATTTCCTCTAATTCTCCTATTCTGTTATATTCAGGTGGTCTAACGATTAACTGATTTTTATCATTTTCAAATAATTCATAATGAGCTAAACTGATTGATGCTTTCATCTTTTCTAATGGCGTTGCTAATCCTGAATAAAATTTCTCATAATTTTTTTTCATTGACTCAAGCCACACAATAGGAGCTGTCCAATTGCCTTGTTTTATGCCTTTCCAATCGCCCAAATCAAATTTTGCTATTATTGCATGATTATTATATTCTTCTTTGCTCGGAGAATCATTATAAGCATAAAACCATAAATATAATAATAATATATGTAAATTAAATCTTCTGTATTCTGCAATTTTAGTAGCTATCTGACTTTGTAAATCATTTATTTTTGTCTGAATGTTTTGTATTGATTGCTTTGTTTCTTCGTCCAAATTCTCATTCAATTTTTTTATTTGTTGTTGTAAATCATTTATTTCTTCCTGTATTTGTGAAGCAAGATCTTTTTCATAACCTCTTTTAATTATTTTAGATGCATCAGCAAAAAAATTAATTTTTTTCATATAATCAACTTTATCTATATATGTTTTCTGTTTGGCTTCTTCATAAGATTTTTTATCATATTCTTTACTTTCTTTTTCATCTGATGATAAACAAAGCACATTATGCATAAATCCATGAAAAATTCTTGTTATTGTTTTACCTGTAAATAAATCAGCAAAAGGAGTAACATTTGGATTTGTTATTTCCCCACTTTCTTCAAATTGTGATGATATTGCAGGATTAGATACAATTGTTGTCAAAGATAAAAATTTATACAAACCTGCTGTAGTTATTGATATTGTTCCTATGTCTCCAGCAGTTACAGATGAATCTAATGCTGTTATCCATCCTTGATAAATTCTCTTTTCACCTTCTTCGTCAGTTGTATCAACTGCAATTATATCATTTTCTGATATATCAGAATCATTCATCTTAACAACCAAAGAAAAATCATTTTTTATATCTAAACCTCTATATATATCACCTATAGAAATTATTTTATCTGATATATCATATTTCGAAACTTTAATATTATTTATTTTATTGAACAATTGCATTTTCAAATTTCTAATTACATTATTCCATCGATCTTTATATTTTTGATACCCTTCTTCGAACATATTCTGCCAATCAACTTTATATGTTTCTTTTAATATTTTTTCAGTCGTATAATCCTCTGGATCAGATTCATATAATTCCTGAATTGGCGTTGAAGGAAATTCAGTTATTTTATATAAATATATTTTTATATCTTTAAATCTCATAATTTTCTTTGTAAAATAAGAGGATTAATTTCTTGTTGTTCTTCTAACTTTTTGGATTTTACACCTTTTATTTCTTTTGGATTTGTAACATCAGACACCACCATTTCCTCTTCTGTTATTTTTCTCTCTTCAATTAATTTATTAATTGTTTCTATATTTTGTTCAAATTCGATTGAGCCTTGTCTTGTAAAAAACTTTTGAGAAGCATCTAATAATGCTAATTCTTTAATACTTTCTAAACTAGTATTATATTTTGTAGATTTAAAAGTTATATTGTAAGATATATAAAAAGGTTTTTCTGATGATTCGGTTGTTTTAAAATCCGATATTTTACCAACATAAAATTCTGTATCGCCCGAATCATCAAATATCCATAAAGTCATTTCTCTTGATTGATTAACAGTTATTTCTCTAAAAGATTGAAGATATTGTTTTATCAATTTCATATCTTTATCTACTCTATCAAATTGTTTTTCCGGAACAAAAGCTCCTATATATGAATTCCCTTGAATGGTTATAGTTACTATTCCAGTTCTCCAATACCAATCAAAATTTTTCGTTAATCCTTCTTTGAATCCTATTAATTGAGGATAATCTATTTGAAGATTATTAACTTCTGTTAAAACTACTTTTGGATAAAAGCTGATATATAAATGCACTTCTCTTGTTTTTAAACGTCTTGTTGTCATTTAATTGCTTCCAATCCTCTTATTCTCGCCACTCCTGTAGGTGTTGATGATGGAGTTCCTACAAGTGATCTCGCTCTACCAAAACCCAATCTTAATAATGGTGATGACGCAATAGTACTTACTTGTTCCAGCATTTTTTGCAATATATCTTTTATCAATTCCAATGGTTCTTTTGATGCGGCATTCATTACCGATCCTAATTCCATTCTTTCTGCTTCTGTCATACCAGTTAATCTTTGAAGCTCATCTAATAACTCTGGTTGAGTCATTTTTACTATTTGTTCTGGAGAAAATCTTTCAGCAGCTTTCATAAGTGTTTGTGTTATTCTCATTCCTTCTCTACCTTCCAAACCTATCATCTGCTGTATAACTGCTGCTTGTTCTTCTGCTGTCTTGCCAAATCTTTGAAACCCTAGTTCAAAAGCTTTTTCTACTCCTAAAATACCTTTCTGAATAGGCCCCATTTCAAATGCACTAACATATGCTTCTCCTAATGTTTCTCCAGGCGCTAATCCGCCCTTCCATGCCATAACCATTTCTGCTGTTATATTATGTAATTTTTGAACACCTTCAGTAAAAATTCTAAGTTTTTGTTCAGGCGTAATATCAGCCCAAAATCTTTCGCCTGCCCTTGATAGATCATCCATAGCTCTCATCATGATAGCAGAATTGCCTAAAATTTGATCAAAACTTACATCCATAAAAGCAAGATCTGATGCTACATTACTTAATGGTTCAAAAAATTCCATAAATGATACTTGCATTTGTCTTGCCATTGAAGCTGCTAAATTCATATATCTTGCCGATTTATTTAATTCAACATTGAATCTGTTATATAATTGAGATGCAACTGATATTGATTGTTCATTTGTTAGACCAATTGTTTTGCCAAGTCTTTGAACTGCAAATGTAACATTTGCAGTTTGTTCCACCAATTCTCTTGTGGTGGCAATGGTCATTCTTTGCATATTTCCATGTTCATCATATAATTCATTAGCATCTGCTAATGCATATAGATGTTCTTCCACTGCCGTAGTATATAATTTTTGTGATTCTTCTGCGCTTAACATAGTCAGCATAGAAGCTCCCATTACTCTTGCTCTTAACATTCCCATTTCTGATGCTCTGCCAGCAACACCGCCAAACTGCTGCATTGTTCCCATGAATTCCACAGTTCTTCCAAGTGATCCCCATAAAGTTTTTAATACTTGATTTAAAGCTAAAAAAGGCACTGCCATGCCGCCAACAGTTTTTATGAGCGGTTGAAGGGCTTCTGCTGTAGTTGTGCCAAAAACTGTTTGAAAACCGCTAAAAACTTTCTCTGTCATTTCTTGTGAAATGAGCATCCATTTTCTATGCAAACCACCACGACTAGCATATTCTTCTTTTATTCTACTTGTCTCTTTTCTAATCAATTCAGATTTTAATTTATCTTGGGCAACTAAATAATCTGTTAAAGTTTCTTCGTGAAATTTTAATTCTTCTAAATTTTCTCCTCTTTCTTGAATTACCTTAATGTTTTCTTTTTCTTTATTTATTAAATCGTCAAAGGTATCTATTCTTGTTTTTATTGAATCTATTTCAGCTCTTGAAGATGGAACAAGTTTTTTTAAACTATTAGCTAATTCATTTGTTAGTTTTATCTGAATTGAATATAGATCAGCAACATCTTTTCCTTGAGATTTAAGCAATTTTGTTCGTATCCTAACCTCACTCAATACTGCAGTTAAAAGATTCATATCATTTTTTAAAGATTTTATTGTAGAACTTTGTTTGCCGCCAACATCTGACAAATTAGTCATTATCTCACCAAAATCTTTAAATTCTACTTTTACTCTGCTAAGTTGTTCTAACAAATTTTTTTGTTGTTCTGAAAAATCAGGAGTTTCTGGCATTTTTTCTTTCCTTGCGTTTTCTCAATCTCTCTTCAAATACATCATCATCAACTTGATATGATGTTTTTGTATATTCTGTATTACCTATTTTATAACTTGTTTCATTCACTCTATTATCAAGTTGCTCCAAGTCTTTTATGTGTTTTTCATTATCTGATAATATATTATAATATATCCATCTGCGTTGAAATTCTGTAAGTGATTTCACATTCGGATCATTTGGCAAAACCTTAAAATAATCACATATTGTCCATAAAATTATGTTACTTACTGTGTCTTTTGTTTTTTTTTAAAAGATGATAAATCTGCTACCCTTTCAAAATGCTCATCAGTCATCTTTCTATATTCAAGGTATAATAAATCAACTACATCAGGATTGAATTTTTTTATTCTTTCCATATAAACTTTTTTATCAATATCTATCATTGAAGTGCCATCTATTTCAATAATAGCATATGACAACAAAGCCCATTTGGTTTTGGCAAATTCATCAATTATTTTATCTGCAAAAGCTTCTTTTTCTTCATCAGACATATTATCAGTTTCTTCGGCAAACAATTCTTCATTAAAATTAGCCAATTTATATGCTTTACTTCTTTCTTCATCTGATAACACTTTCATTTTTATCACATGTCCTTTGATAGATTTTATTTCTTTTTCATGTTTGCCTTCAAAAATCAATTGTTCTAATTTATCTATTGCAGATAATTCAACAACATTTTCTTTAATCTTTTCTACTACTTCCAGTTTTTTTTCAATTTTTTCTTTCATTTTAATTTCTCCTTATAATGAATAATCTTTTAATACATTAACTGATTGATTTATTATCCATGACCAGCCGCCAAAAGCAGCTCCTATTGGTTTCATATAAGCTGCTGATACTTTTATATCTTGTATAATTAACAAATCTCCCATGATATTATAATTTATTGGATTTGTTTCAAACCAGCAATCATGATATTGATAATTTTCTACTTTTCCTGTTGGTGTTGTCTGACTTTCCTGTAATATCAATGGTCTATCCTGATGAAGAAGAGAGCCGGAAATCCCCCCAATTTCCGACAAAAATTCTTTTTTGTATAAAGAAACTCTTTTGAGACTCAATTCAATATCTGTTGATTGGGGTATAACATGAAAAGGTCTCATGCCTTTTTTGCCTATTGATTTCCTTTTTATAGTTGTTCTTTTTTCTATTCTATTAAATTCAGTACAAGCACCTATTATCTTACCAGCGCTATAATCAGATGGATTTTTTTCTGAATTATAATTATCCTTTATATTATATGCTCTGATTATAAGAGATTGTGCTAATCTGCCTTCAGTATATGGTATTCTTCCTCTTCTATATGGCATTATATTTCTCCTGTTGATTCATGGAGCAAGGGATTTTAATTTTTAATTATTGTTTAATCTTCGTATGTAATTACTTTTTTTGATGGTATAACACCTGCAGTAGCCACATTAGTAGATTGATTCATTTTAAGATTACCTGCTTCTATATCAAATGACAATCCAAAATTTTCAAACCAGCAATTATGATAAATCCATGTGTAATTAGATTTTTCTGTTTTTGCAGTTTCGGGACCAAACAAAGAAATAATTATTAAAAACGGTTTAAATTGCTCAATTAAATCACTACCATCAAACCCAAAAGCCTCTAATACGTTTTCTTCATAAAGAACTAATCTATCAAGTGTCAATGAATAATTTGGTAATCCAGGATACGTTTCAACTATTTTACCATATGTTGAAGCATCCAAGTTCCTCCATTGGTTTATTGTTCTTGTTTGCTTTATATCAACTTTCTGTATAGCACCTAACTGAGTTAATTTTTTCCCACCTTCCACTATCGACAATATATCTTCTGGTGTTTGCAATTGTGCCCCGCCGCCGCCTTCTTCGTCTGATTTTATTGTGCTAATAGTTATATATGGCTGTAACCTTAATTTGGTTTGTGGAATATTTGGCATTTAATTTATCCTCCTATTTTAAAATACAACTCCCATATCGATGTATATCCAATTGACATCACCGACTGGTAATATTTCTAATCCAACATTCATTTGTCTTGGATCTATTTCACTTCTCACAACAGAAACATTTCTTGCTGGCTCTTCTAATATTCTATTATCAACTTGGGCACTTGATAATAAATTAATAATCGCTTTTATATTATTAATTGTTTCTGTTCCTAAATTTCTTGTGTTAACAACCACTGCATTAAGTGTCTTAATAAGCAATATAGCAAAATAATCTGCTATTCCTGTGATTTTCAGTTCTTGTGTGGCAGGAGTTGACATATCAGTTGACAAGAAATGTCTTATAATATTCACAGCTCCATCTTTTTCCACAATAGTTACTCCATTGCCAGCGATTCTATTTTTCTGTTTTCTAATAAATTTATCTTTAATAGATTCAAATCCTGTAACTAATTTTCCTGTTATTGGTTCACCTGGATCATTATTGGGGTTAGATACTATACCTCCAATAGCTGCTGCTAATCCCCATGCTCCTATTTCCATATTACCTGATGGTGTACTTATTTCACAATTTGATACGCCTATCAAACCAAGTCTTTTATTGTTCACAGAAGCAAAATCAGAATATGAAGATAATATATCAGAAAAATTTTCCTGATTATCAGTATCTTTCGGTATGCCTACTAAACCTCTTCTAAATTTTCCCTCTAATAAAGTACTCATGTTTGTTAAATGAGTGCTTAAAGCTGATAGTAAAGAAGCATCTATATCTTTTGCTATCACTATTAACTGAACATCTTCTGACTGTAATTTATTGAGAGCTGTTTCATATGGATCAGCATCTTCTTCATTTACTTGAACACCAATTACGGGTCCAGAACCATTCCTCATGGCAAGTGAAATAGCTGTTGGCAATGTACAATATTCATCCATAGAATTCACTTCCATTCTATTACCATAAAGATCATAAGCAATATCTTCTGATTCTATATATTGCGGATCAAAATCATTTTCTTCCTCTGTTTTAGTAACAACCATATTTACATAATATTTTGTTCCTTCTAATGGCTGATTACCTTTCCAAGTAATAGAATTTTCGTATTCTGTTTTTTCATAATCATCTGGGGATTTATATATATCACCATATTCATCCGTTATCTGAGGGCTAATAGAAATTATTCTTTCTTCATCATATGGAAGTTCATCTGTGTCACCTGAACCTCTAACAATTTCAACATTTAATACATTTTTTTCCCTTTTACCGTTTCCTATAATAGCTAAATTTATTGTGCCAGGTGCTGTTGCTGGTATAGATATTGTGCGAATATTTACATAGGTACCTGGTTCAATATACGATACTGAAAATGTAGGCATTTTATTTTCCTCCTAATTTATTCATAAAAATTTTCTCCGTCTATTTTTATATTATCAAGATTCATCTTATTAATAATATCCACTAATTCAATTGGAACTGTATAATTAAACTCTGTCAAACAATTATTTATTGTTATTGATTGTGTAAATACTAGTTCTCCGTTTAAAGTTTGCTGATTATCTGATCCCACAGTTATTTTTGAATATTCAAATCCATTTTCTGCTGCTTTATGTCTAAACAAAAATCTAAGACAAAAAGCTGTAAAATCTGTTATCATATCTCTATCATCAGAAGAACCTGCAAAAATTGAAAATCTAACTGTTATAGTTGAAGATCCTCGATATTCTATATATGGTTCTTCATCTAAAATGTCTTTTCTTGGAGCATTTGGGCCTAATTCATTTATTGATGTATCAGCAGCTGACGCTCCAACTACAATTGTCGGTAATTTTAAAAGTCTTTTTGGGAAATCTCTTCTAATATCAATCAAACTTTTTTCTCTGTCTTTATCATATTTAAATTCAGGTATATATCCTGATCCATAAGCTGTTCTAAGTAATATTTGAAAGACCAGTTTGGCATCAGATTCAAGCTTTAATATTCCCATAAAAATCAATATCTCCTTCTATATATTAGTATATTTTATAACTATTTTTTCTCTTTTATATGTTTTTCCCAATAATCTGTTTTTTTTAAAAATGGCCTTATATATTCAAGTATTTCAAAAAACACAGAAATAGGAATTTCCATTGTTATTTGAACAGTTTTTTCTTTATTCATATTTTTGTATTGCTTCATTTATTGATTCATCCGTTACTTTATAAACTATATCATTTGGATCTAAATATAATAATCTCATTTTCTGATGTAATTTATGACCTCTCCAATAACTATATGCTGTATTTTCTACTCTGAATCTTTGACCATTTTCTCTTACAATAATATCTTTTTCTTTTATTTCAGGTTCCCAAAGTGTCCATGAATTAAAATCTTCTGATAATTTAATACCAAACTGTTCATATATTATTTTTTTGTCTGGCATATCTCCATATCTGAAACCCAGTTCTATTTGAGGATAATAACCACCAATAAATCCAGTTCCGAAACAATCAGGACATCTATGAATAATGCTCATATTAGTATCTTCATCCACTTCTTCCCTTAAATCATCTGAGAAAAAAGGACTTCTTTCTGGTGATGAAGGTGAAGGAGTTTTTATTGTTTCATGAGGACAAATATCCCCTTCCCATCTGCGTTTATAAAGAAATCCTTTTTCACCAAAATTCTTCAAAAGAACTACGTTTCTCACTTTTATATCCTCTAAAAGAAAAGCATTATAGTCATCATCTATATGAATGTCATATAAAATATCTTCTCCTTCTATAGGATCAAAATCAAAATATGTCATTTATTTGTTAATCTCCTGTGATTGCGTTATTATATTTTGTTTGTCAAAACTTTTTATTATCACAGATGTCAATAAATTTACAATTGCTATTATGATAGTAATTATCATAACTGTTTTTCTGAATCTTATATCATGTCCTTTAATATGAGATTCTATGGCTTTTGAATTTTGTTCTATTTTAGGTATCTCTTTAAGAACTTCATCTAATTTTTTTTCTAATTTAACATCCCTTTCGTGTAAGGAAGCAATAGAAGTTTTTACTTCACCACTCATTCTATGCACTTGCTTTATTAATTCTAATGTTTCTCTATTAAGTTGTTCCCCATTCATTTTTCTTTCCTCTCTGAATTCAAATAATTATAAATAATAGATTTTACATGTCTTATTTCATCCAAAAATCCTAAAGCATCATTTATTTTTCCTTTATGATTATAAAAATCATTTGTCAGTTTTTGTCTTTTATCTGAATCTTCAAACTGAAAAATAACTTTATTTTTATCTTCAGGATCAGAATAAACATTAACATAATCAATCCCACTTGATTTCAAAAAAATAATTTCACCAAATTGTGATGTTCTGTAAAATGACATTTTTAATTTTCTCCTATAATCTATAGACCATAATAAAATGAATATTTTTATCTGTTCCGCTGTTGTTTTTATATATTACTCTTAATGGTGTTCCTTCGGGCAATAATTGACTCATAGAAAAATCTTCCATTAAATCAAGTAAAAAAGTTCCTTCTGGAAAACTAACTTTTTCCACATACCAGTACTCGTATGGTGTATCAGGCATCAGGATAAACGAGACTTCATCTCCTTCTGCTGATGTGCCTAAAAATTTTCCACCTTGCAAATTAGCATCAAAAGGCATTGCAAAATTATATGTTGATACCGAATTAGCATATGCAGTAAACGAATACCCTTTAAATTTAAGTCTTTTATTTTTTCCTTCGCCTAACAATATTTCCATATTGTTTTCATTTGGCATTGGTTCTCCTGTATGAGAACTAACAATAGAATTCAATATATTTTCTTCTTCAGATGATAATTCGGATTTCATATTTATTGTCAGATCTGTTCCTACATAATTCAAACTATCAATAGCTATTGTTATATCACTATTTTCAATTTCATATTTCAGTCTATCTAGATTAACACCTGATTTTGAATAATTGTATGTGGCAGCAAATAATGAATTGCTGAACAAACAAATGTGGCAGCAAATAATGAATTGCTGAACAAACAAAAAACTAATATAAAAAATAATTTTCTCATTTTAACCTCCATTAATCTAATTTTTGTAATATTATTCTTGCCCTTCTTATCCTTGCGGTCCCTGTTGTTCCTATTTTATAATCAAAATCAAAGTAATAATCTCCATCAGATAATGTTATTTTTTTAATGCCTGACGGTGAAGCAAAACAATCACTTGCTGCTGGGGCTCCATCTACTTCAGCTATAGTAATCGTATCATTCATTTGCAATCTTGCTTCAGTTGCTTTATTTGCTTGTGAATTACTTATTTCACAACTATACATAATTAAATAATTTCCACTTGTTAAAGTAGTTGTACCTAATCTTACTTTATTAACAT